AATTAAAAACTTTTGGATTTTGATGTTGTGCCAACCCAAACAATAAACGATGCTCATATCCATCAGCAAAACGAACAGTACGAGTTAATGGTGCAGATCTTTTCTGTTGTCCATAACTAGGTTTTGTACCTCCAGTAGACGTCCCAACAGTAGAATCATCAAACGTAGCCATTATGCAAGTAATCCTCCAGGTCTTTGTTGCTGTATTAATTCAGATTGTACTGCAACGGATATAAGACGGCCAAGTTCTCTACCTTGATCTTCGTCACCTTCAACAGAAGAACCAGAAGCATCTACGTTTACTACAATATTTGTTGACCCACCAAGAGATTCATTTGGAGTAACTGTACCTGTAACTCCTGGAGTAAATAATTCTGGACCACGTTCTCCTACTATATAGGAATTACCTGATTTCGCAGTACCTCCATTAGCTAACCCGTCAGGTATAGTATATGATCTAGTTACATCAACCCTATCAAATACAGAAGTAGGATCTCCCAAGCTAAACATATTACTAAATAACCCTAAAAATGATTTTTGTACCTGTAAAGCCAGAAGTTGTGCAGCCGTATCTAAGAAATAATCAGCAATCCGATTTAACATACTTCTAAAGGCATCAGAAACACTCATAGTTCCTTTGATAATTCCTTTAAATGAATCTTCAAAACCAAGTTTAATCTGTTTACTTAAATCTAATACCCCTCTCATTGGATTCATTAAATCTTCTAATTGTTGACTTACTGCATTAAATTCTGGTAAAAATCTCATCTTTTCAGCATTTTCATCAACAATTTTAAAAAATTCATTTATTTGTTGAGTTAATTCAGTAGTAGCTTGTTTATCTGCTTCTATTCCTGCTGCTCTTAATTCTTTTAATTTTTTAACTTTCGGCAAAAGCACATCAATTTGATCTGATGAAAGAGCAAAGTTTAAGAAACTTTCTTTTAATTTCTTTTCTCCACCAAGTAAATCAAGTTCATCTAAGAATCCCTTTTGTGAACGGATTCCTCCTGCTCCACTATAGAAAAACTCCATATTCTTAGGATTAAATTTTTCTATAAGTGTTCCCATCTCATCTCCACTTGCCTTTAAAGATTCTGTAAACAACTCAAATATTTTAGGGTTTCTCATTGCTTTAAGAATTATATTATTGTCTTCAATACTAAAACCTGGCTTTTTGGCTCGGTCTTTATTTATATTTTGTTGAGTTTTTAAAATTTTATTTAAAAATTCAAGTTCAACTTCACTAGCATCTTTTATCTTTAACTGGTTAATTAATTCATTAGCTGCTGTCTCTCCAATTAAATTTCTTGAAGCTAAAATACTTTTTGTTAAAGACTCTACATCTTTTAAATTCATAACTAAATCCATATTTTCTTTAGTACCAAACGCTTTTAAAAGTTGCTCAGAAGCACTTCCAAACCTTGTAGTTTCAAATTTTTGTAATTTTTCTAAAGCTTGTTCTGGACTTATTTTTAATTCTTTTGCTAATTCTTTTACTTTCTGCCTTGAAATAATAGATTCATTACCAGTAGCTCTAATAGCTCTATTCATCTCTTCAACATCTCTTCTAAATGCAACTACTTTTTGAGTTTGAGCAACTATAGCAGTAGCAAGAATAGAACCTGCAAAACCACCACCAGGAGCTAATGCACCTCCTATCGCACCACCAGCACCACCAGCTATAGCTCCAGGAACTCCTGAACCAAACAAAAGTGGAAAACCACCACCAATCATGGCACTTTGAGCAGCACCTCTACCTCTTGCAGCAGCACCTCCACGCATTGCAAACATTCCTTGTTCGTTTGCATTTTTACCAATACCTAAATTATTAAAAAATGAACTACCTCTGCCACTTAATTTATCAAAATTAGAGGCTGCTGCTTGTTGAGTCAGCAATGTTGCCATCAAGCTAGTTTTTTTAGCAGTTGTATTTGTATTTCTTTCTAATCTTCTAAAATCAGCTTTTTCGTCAACTGATTTACTAAAACTAGCAAAACCAGAACCTTGCCTAGATGCTCTACTTGCTAAAACATTTTTTCCTTGAGTTGTTTCTAAAGGTCTTTGTTGTCTTAATCTATTTAATAATTTTTCTCGTTTTCTTAATTCGTTATTATATTTAGCTTCTACGTTAACTAATTGTTTTGCTGCGTCATTATATCTTTTCGTACCAATAGCTGCTTTATCAAAATTATTTTTAACTTGTTTTACTAATTTATTTAAAGTTTGAAAAGAATTAGGTAATGTTTTACTTTGTTTATTAGCAAGTTTATTAAGGACAGTGAGTTCTTTAGAAGTATTACTTATTTCAGTTCTTAACTTTTTTAATTGTTGCGAACCTTTTACAGCAACCGCAATATCAACGCTATAATCAGCCACTTGCTATAAAAACAAAAAACATTTCTTTTATATTACCTCTTTCTACCTTTGAAAGCACTACTTCGTTGTGCTTGTTCTTGTTGTTTTTTATATTCTTCATTTTCGATCTCTAAATATGCAACCCAACCTATCATTTCTTCAACAGTTAAGGTTTGACATAACTCAGCTACAGTTTTACGAAGTTTTTTCGCTAAGAAAAATAAAAACTGCCAATCACTATTAGCTTTTTAAATCGGCTTTAGCCTCTTTTACCTCCTTATCTGCTCCAGAAGTAAGCATTGCTAATTGTATTTGTTCAAGAATCGAAGCTTCTACTTCTCTTCTTAATGAAGCCTTATCTCCATCTTGAAAAAGCCTTGAACCTTCTTTATCTAAAGCCTTTTCAATCATTAATTGCAAAGCATAATCGGCATTATCATCAGTTCCAGTTTTCTTTTGTATAGATTCTCGCTCTGCAATAGTTAAAGGATTCCAATAGACAGAAAAGATAACTTCATCATTTTGTATTACATCATGTTTGTAAAGTTGAGAAACTCCAAACTTGTTTTTTAAAAGATCAACTGCTCTTGTCATAAATAATATAATGCTATTCTATTATACTACGCATTTGCTGAGAATTGACAAGATATTACACCAACAAAGTGACTTCTATCCTCTATTTCCAACATAGTTGGGCCATTTATATCTTGCACTCTAGGTTTAACACTAAAAGTATCAGTATATCCAGAAGCATTTACTGAAGTTAATCCAGTAATAACACCTTCAGCTATTTCCGAAAGCTGGCTTGTGCCTTTACTTTTTGGGACGTAAATATTACATTGAATAACACCAGAGTAAAAATTTGAAGAAGCTCCTTGATTCTGTAAAGTAGATTGAGTGTAATTGACCATCATCATTATGTACTTCTTAGTTTTTCCTGGAGTTACAAAAGTAACATTGTCATAGACCATCGTGATTGTAGGATCTACGTCTGCTACTGCATCTGTTACTGCTTTTTCAAAAGCTGCTCTTGTGTTTACTAAAGTCATAATTTTTTCAAATTAACCTCTGAATATCTTGCAGAAGGTTCTGATTGACCAAACTTAGAAATACCTGTAAGATTTCCTTTCTTATCTCTTTGAGCACCCATTCTATCTGATGCTAAGAATAACTTACCTTTTTTCTCTTTCATGTTGTCATTAATTATTTTTTTCATTTCTCCTTGAACAAAATTTTGAATTTTACCTCCTTCCAAAGCATAGGCAGCATATACAGCCCTGTTACCAATAAATACAGGTCTTTTAATATTAAATGTTTTAGTTATAGGGTATCTTATCTGGATTTTTGGATTTGATGGTGGTGTTTGTTTTGAATAAGGAGGACCTGCTTTTTGTCTTGCAAAAAAATCTAAACTACGTTCATATTTAATTGATTTCCAGGGTTGAAAATCTTCTGCTTTTTCTGTAGCAGGTACAGCCATTGTTTGTACTTTCCAACTAGACGCAAAGAATCCTGTCCAAACAGGACTATGTTTTTTAGTCGATAAACCTTTATGGATTTCTTTAATTACTTTGTTAAAATCCTGATTTAATTGACTTTCAAGAGTGCCAACTGGATTGCTTTTTTGTAATGGTTTTCTTTTAGCCATTAGAACCGCACCAAAATAGTATAAAGATAAACCTGTCCACCTTTTTTGGTATCAATATCATAAATCTGACCTGTTACTGTACTTCCTGCATAAGAAAATTGAACTTCATCATCGAAATCTATTTGATTATTTCCTATTAAATCAGGAGTAATATAAATTTTTGCTTGCCTTATTTCTTTACCTTCATCCTCTTCTGACCTTATAAAAGAAATTGGTACTTTTATATCTGAGTATGTTGTGTCTACAGTAATTTGTTCTCCTGTATCTACGTTGTAACTAGATACTCCTTTCTTTGTATAAGTAATAGTGTGATCTAAAGAATCTCCTAAAGTTGCAACAACACTTTTAGCAACACTTTTAAATAAACTGTCTAGTTGTCCTGCCATTATCCTCTAACTACCCTCATTTGAAAACTACCTGCTCCACCAAGCATATAAGCTCCAAGATAACTTTGTAACCACGGGTAAACATCTAAAATATTATTTATTGATCCTGTACCCTGACTTTCAGTATTATATTTAACTCTAAGATCACCAAGAGCTACTTCTTCAAAATTACCATCTTTACCAGTAGTACCAGTAATAGCACCAGTATCATTTGCCAAAGCTCTAGCTAATTCATATTCTGCATACTTAATATTATTTGGAATTGTAGAACAAGCTAACTCAACTCCATCTACCTGATAATTATTTCTAGGAAATTTTAATGCCTGTCCATCATCACATCTATCTCCATAAAATACAAAGCTATCAATCCATCTTGTAGCTGATATTAATGATCTATTTTTTTGATCATCTGTTTTATTTGTCCAAGTTGAAGAATCTGGAACTGTTTCAAAA